TAGAAATGGGTGGGCAACTGCGGAACTCGTAAGCATAACTCAAAGCCTTGCCAGCCAAATAAGAACGATCATCGACCGCCTCATTGACAGAAGCTCGGGCATTGAACCTCGCAATTGCCTTACCAAACTTAGGTACCATAACATATCCTCGATTAGTCATTATGAACTGTTTACTAAGAAAAGTGCACTCACTCAAATGGCGGTGGACTTTAACCTCCGCTCGCATTCCAGCAAGTTTACAAACAAATTCATACTCACGTCTTAAACAACGAAGCCTGGAAAGCCAGGGGTTGTCAAGACGTGTGACATTATCATCACCGAGGACCATACAATCACCATGAAAACCGTGCTTTAACACGAATGCATAGTTTATAGAACAATTCCAAAAAGAATTTCTAAAAGTTGTACTCTGCGCGCCAGTGGGCAACTGATTTCTCACAACGCCCCTGAAGCTATGTTTACGATTAGAAACCGCAAACGAATTAGCATGTAGCATCAGAGATGTGAGCCAAACAGGTGCACCTAAGCCGCGCAGCCACTTGACCTCCAAAATGTGTACGTCACGAAGCTGAGTCATATCATTACTCGTGAAGTCACTCTCTATAAAAACACTCTCAGGCGAACCATGCCTGGAAATATAGTCGGCCAGCTCCTGAGAACTGGTCTTGTAAGCGCCTTTATAGTTCATAGTGCACGAGCCTTGAGACTGGCCCATCAACGTGAACATACGTTGTGTACATGCTTGCATCACAGGACCAAGCATGGCATTATGAAGATCAGAACTTTGATAGATAATCCGTGGAGCCCAATCCTTATCATGACGTTTCATAAGGGCTTCAACCTTAACAAAGATTTCCTTATTAGAAAACGCCTTTTGTGTACACTCTGCAATGAGCGGATAAACCTTACGGTAACGCTCACGTTTAGCAGAGGGAAATTGAGAGTTCCACTTATGGAAAAGCTCGGGAGTCCATTCAATAGGATCCAGTTGTTGACCGACTGTAATACGATCTAATAGGGCGAGGCTAGCGTCGATTATTGTATTGTCTACCCGTTTGTCCGAATAGAAATTGCAGCGCTTATCAAATGCTGCCAAAAGATTGCGCCGACTATTATCGGGCACAACGGGATAATGATCTTTGATCAAAGGACCAAGAACATCAAATCGACGAGACTCCTGTTCGTCCCTGTAAGGTTTGGAAGACAAACCTAACGATGCCGGTATATTAAACTGAACTGGTCTACGAGTGGACCGAGCTGAAACGCGTTTTGCGTAGTACCAGGAAGGTGTACCAACCTTATAGCGGGCCCCCAACACTGCAGAGCGCAGTGGGGGGCCTTTGTCCATGTATGTGGTGGACGTGTATGTATGTGTAATGAATGTG